ATTAAGGAGACAACAGAAGATATGTCACAGAACTATGGTTATAAATTTGGTCAAGACGAGGAGACTTACAACATCGTTGCAGCTCATGGCTACTTCGGTAGATTAATTTTCCAATATGCGTCTTTCAATAACTCTCGTTCTCTTCATTTCTTTCTTGCTACTTGGCCGGTTGTTGGCATATGGCTGACATCTATGGGTATCTGCACAATGGCATTTAACCTTAATGGATTTAACTTTAACCAATCAATAGTTGATACTAATGGCAAAGTTATTCCTACTTGGGCTGACGTTGTAAACAGACAGAACTTAGGCATGGAAGTAATGCACGAACGTAATGCTCATAACTTCCCTCTCGACTTAGCATCTACTGAGTCAACAGAAGTTGCATTAACAGCTCCACAAATTGGCTAAAAAAATTTGGACTATATGGAAGTACGCTCTTGGTAGTTTTAACGATGATAAGACTAGCTCTTACGACAATGTTATAGCTATCACTCGTACTTTTATTTTTGTTAGTTACTTAATAACTAATTGTTTTATTATCTCAGGCGTTATACGCCATTGGAATAGTATGCAAACAAAAGAACCAGAAATTCTAGAACTACAGAAACAGGTAGATAAATTACTAGAGGAATATAGACAAGAAGAATATAAAAAGAAGGATGAACCAGTAGGTGACCCTTCTTATTAACGACACGTCCGTTCATCCCTTATGGGACGCATGACCACTAAGCATGGAACGGGGCTTAGTATATGGAGATAACCATGAAAGTTACTTTCGTATATCGTGGCGTTGCTTACACAAGAATAATCGGTTAAGCGGTCTGGGAGGTGCAAGTCCTCCCTATTCAATTTGGCTCTTTGCCCTCTACGGAGGATACCAATTAGCCGTCTAGACGGTGGGATAGACCACAAATATCAATGAGTCTAAATAAGACTCGCAACTTTTTACGTACGTAGACGAACAAATATACCTTTAATTTTTAATATAAAATGGCTGATGCTAATCAGGTCGGTGTAGGTAGAATTAATCTATCAACCGGCGTAGGTTATGACGGAGCTGGTGACAAGTATGCCACTTATCTTAAACTCTTTAGTGGAGAGATGTTTAAGGGATTCCAACATAACACAATCGCTCGTGACTTAGTCATGAAGCGTACATTGAAGAACGGTAAGAGTCTTCAATTCATCTACACAGGTCGCATGACAAGTGACTATCACACACCGGGGACTCCTATCTTAGGAAACGCTGACAAGGCACCTCCAGTTGCTGAAAAAACTATTGTTATGGATGACCTTCTAGTCAGTTCTGCATTCGTGTATGACCTTGACGAGACACTCTCTCACTATGATTTGAGAGGAGAAATTTCTCGTAAAATTGGTTATGCTCTTGCTGAGAATTATGACAGAAAAATTTTCAGAGCTATTGCAAAAGGTGCTCGTCAAGCTTCTCCAATATCTGCTAGTGGTTTCGTTGAACCCGGTGGTACACAGATTCAGTTAAATGGTACACAGAACAATGCACAAGCTACATCAGCTTCTAACCTTGTTACTGGTTTCTATGACGCTGCTGCTGTATTAGATGAAAAAGGAGTAAGTTCTGACGGACGTGTAGCTGTACTTAACCCAAGACAGTACTACGCACTTATCCAACAAACTGGTGACAATGGACTAATCAATAGAGACGTTCAGGGTACAGGTTTACAGTCTGGAGAAGGCGTTGTATCTATCGCTGGTATTAAGATCTACAAGTCAATGAACCTACCATTCTTAGGTAAGTTCGGTACTGCTAATACTATTTCTAACGCTGGTTCATTCGTAGGTCAATCTATGGATTCTGGTGCTGGTAAACAGACAGCAACTTATGCTAGATCTTCAGCAACAATTACAATAACTCTTAACGGTCACGGAATTTCTGTTGGCGATAAGATTGTCTTTGATGCTACAGCTGGTAACGGTACTTCTGGTACTTACACAGTTGCAACTGTACCTGATGCTAATACATTCACAATTACTGATACTGTAAGTGGAACCGTTTCTGGCGGAACAGCTTGTACATTCAACATTGCTGGTGTTAACAATGGCTATGGTGAGTCTGGTGACTTTGCTGGATCATGCGGTTTAATTTTCCAAAAAGAAGCTGCTGGTGTGGTAGAAGCTATTGGACCACAAGTTCAGGTAACTAATGGAGATATATCCGTTATATACCAAGGAGACGTAATTTTAGGGCGTCTCGCAATGGGCGCAGATTACTTAAACCCTGCTGCTTGCGTGGAATTACACGTTGGTACAGCAGACTCTGCTTTCTAAGTTTATACATTTATACGGGACCTTCGGGTCCCTTTTTTTTTATCTATGGCTACTACAACAATTGACCCCGATACCGAACTATCCGCAGTGAACTCAATCTTGGGTAGCATAGGTCAATCACCTTTAACCACTCTTAATTTTAATAATCCTGAAACTGCATTTGTTTATAATTTATTAGTTGAAGCTAATAAAGATATACAAAACGAAGGATGGCATTTTAATACAGAGGAAAACTTAAAAGTTACTCCTGATTCAACAACAAAATATATAAATATTCCTAGTAACTATTTAAGATACGATTTACATGATAAACGTATTGATAAATCAAAGGATTTAGTTAGAAGAAATGGAAGACTATATGATTTAGTTGAACATACTGATCAATTTACAGAAGATATTTATTTAGATATTGTCACGCTTTATCCATTTGAAGATGTACCCCCAGTTTTTCAAAGATACATAATTTCTAAAGCTTCAACTCGTGCAGCTACACAGCTTGTTAGTAATCGTGAATTAGCTGCACTTTTACAAGTACAAGAAAATGCTGCTAGAGCAAACGTTATGGATTATGAATGTTCTCAAGGCGACCATAACTTTATGGGTTGGCCGGAAAAGACAGCGTATTCTCCTTACCAACCATTCCACGTATTAAATAGAAGATAATGGCAAGTGTTACTCAAACAATACCAACGCTGACTGGAGGTTTATCTCAACAGCCAGATGAACTAAAAATTCCCGGACAAGTTAGTGTCGCTAATAATGTAATACCTGATGTAACACATGGCTTACTAAAACGTCCGGGAGGAAAATTAGTTGCATCTATTAGTGATAATGGTACATCAGCTTTAAACTCACAAACAAATGGTAAATGGTTTTCATATTACCGTGATGAAACAGAAAGTTATATAGGACAAATTAGTAGAACTGGTGATATAAATATGTGGAGATGTAGTGATGGTGCGGCACAGACTGTTAATTATGATTCTGGTACAGCAAGTGCATTAGCTACATATTTATCTCATAGTGATGATCAAGATATACAGACTTTAACTCTTAACGACTACACATTTATAACTAATAGAACTAAGACAGTAGCAATGTCTTCTACTGTGGAAACTGTTAGACCTCCTGAAATTTTTATTGATTTAAGAGCTACAGCTTATGCAAGACAATATTCGGTAAATCTATATGACAATACTACTACTCAAACTGAAACTACAGCAACAAGAATAAGTGTTGATCTAGTTAAGTCAAGTAATAATTATTGTGATGGAAGTGGCAATATGGTTGGACATGCTTCTCGTCCTAGTCAATCTACACGATGTGGAGCTGGAGCTGGAGATGGTAGAGATGCATATGCTCCTAATGTTGGGACTAGAATATTTGATATTGATGATGGAGCAAGTCTTACAGATGAAGCTCCTTCTGGAAATTACACTTATACAATTGATGTTAAAAATTCTAGTGGAACTTCAGTAAATAGAGGTACTAATCTTTACTTTAGAATAAGAAATACTGGACAATCCGTACCTTTTACAACAGGTCAAGGAACAAGTCAAGAAACAACATATCAAGCTAGATATACTACTACTTTTGATCTTTTGTATGGTGGTAGAGGTTGGCAACAAGGTGATTATTTCTATGTATTTATGGAAGATGCTTACTATAAAATAACTATTGAAACTATAAGTACTACTGAAATACAAGCAAATTTAGGATTAATAAGACCTAACCCAACACCTTTTGATACTGAAACAACTGTTACGGCTTCAGCAATACTTGGTGATATAAGAAAAGAAATTATAGATACTGGTAATTTTACTTCTGCTAATGTCCAACAAATTGGTAATGGTCTTTACGTTACAAGACCTTCAGGAACATTTAACGTTACAGCTCCTACAAGCGACTTATTAAAAGTAATGTCAACTGAAGTTAAAGACGTAGATGATTTACCTGATCAATGTAAACATGGTTATGTAGTAAAAGTAGCTAATAGTGAAGCTGACGAAGATGATTACTATGTAAAATTTTTTGGTAATAATGACAGAGATGGGGACGGCGTTTGGGAAGAATGTGCAAAACCCGGAAGAAATATAGAGTTTGATAAGGGCACTATGCCTATTCAATTAGTTAGACAAGCCAATGGTACATTTACTGTTTCACAAGCTACTTGGGAAAATGCTGAAGTAGGAGATGATTTAACTAATCCAAACCCTTCTTTTGTAGGAAAAACAGTTAATCAATTAGTTTTCTTTAGAAATAGATTAGTTTTTTTAAGTGATGAAAACGTAATTATGTCGCGACCCGGAGAGTTTTTTAATTTTTGGTCTAAGACTGCTACTACATTTACACCTATGGATGTTATTGATCTTTCATGTAGCTCTGAATATCCAGCTATTGTTTATGACGGTATTCAAGTTAATGCGGGATTATTATTATTTACGAAAAATCAACAATTTATGTTGACGACTGATAGTGATATTTTAAGTCCAGAAACTGCAAAACTAAATGCAGTATCATCATATAATTTTAATGAAAAAACTAATCCAGTTAGTTTAGGAACTACAGTTGCTTTTCTAGATAATGCTAATCAATTCACTAGGTTTTTTGAAATGTCTAATGTTCTTAGACAAGGAGAACCAGACGTAGTTGATCAAAGTAAAGTTATTTCTAAATTATTAGATAAAGATATAAGTTTAGTATCTGAATCACGAGAAAACTCAGCTGTATTTTTTAGTAAAAAAGATACTAATAAAATTTTTTGTTTTAGATATTTTACTTCTGGTAATGAACGACTAATGCAATCTTGGTGTACTTGGACAGTTGTTGGAAATATACAATACCATTGCATGTTAGATGATGCTTTATACGTTATTACACGAAATAATAATAAAGATCAAATGGTTAAATATTCTTTAAAGCTAGATGATAATGGTCATTTTGTAACTGATACAAGAGATACTACTGATACTACAGATGACTATATATATCGTGTTCACTTAGATCATTCATCATCAGTAACGTCAGCTTCTAATACATATAACAGTGCAACTATTAAAACAACTATTCCTAAACCAAATGGTTATGAAAGCACTACACAATTAGTAGCTTATGAAACTGATGCCGGTAATGACTTAGGAAGATATGCAGAAATAACTGTTAATGGTAGTAATTTAGAAATCCCGGGAGATTGGTCAAACAATACTTTTGTTATTGGTTATTTATATGAAATGGATGTACGCATTCCTACCTTATATGTAACTAGAGCTGAAGGAAGTAAATATAGATCTGATGCTAAATCATCATTAATTATTCATAGAATTAAGTTTAGTTTTGGACCGTTAGGAGTATATTCAACAACCTTACAAAGAGTAGGTAAACCAGACTACACAGAAACTAAAGAACTAGCTTTGGCTGGTTTTGTATCTGCTAGTAGATTACCAATCGTAAATGAAGTTATAGAGACAGTACCTTGTTACGAAAGAAATACAAACTTAACAGTAAACGTTAAATCAGAACACCCTGCTCCAGCCACACTTTATTCATTGGCATGGGAAGGAGACTTTACAAATAGATTTTATAGACGTGTCTAATTACATTCACCCAATAACGATGGAAGCTGCACTAGCTGTAGCTTCTAATCTTTTACCAGATGACCGTAGAGAAGTAGAAGAGGGTCATGGACATGATCCTGTTGTGGCAATACCAGCGTGTTCCAAATATGGAGACACCGTGTATTTCACAGTTCCGAACGGTGAACTAGCCGGAGTAGCCGGAGTACAAGAAGATGGCAGAATCTGGATGCTATGTACACAAGCTATTCATAAGTACCCACTAACTTTTGCACGAGAGGCAAAAAGATATGTGGAAAGTAGACAAGAGAAGTTGCTTTGGAACATCGTTGATAAACGAAACAAAGTTCATATAAAACTACTCAGATTCCTTGGGTTCAAATTTTTACGGGAATTAAAACACGGACCTAAT